ATTGCCTTCACTGAAGGTGGGACACCATTCAATGTTGGTGATAGATTCACCATGCAGACGGACAGTGGTGTTCTTTCTGCTAACGATGAGTTGAGCGCTAGATACATTGCTGCTTCAGATTTGAATACAGCTGAATCTTTCTTCTCTCCTTCTGATGCTTTTGCAGTTTATGGGCAACCGAGTGCTACAAACACTCTGTCGCTTGGTATGCAAATGGCGTTTGAGAACGGAGCGCCTCTTGTTACTGCAGTTATGGCGAAGCCACCTGTTCCAAGAAAGACTGATGAGTACCTTATAACTGCAGATAACCTTTTGACAGGTACTGTGGAAGGTGCTGCAGGAACATCCCTTCAAAAGGATACTATATTCCCACTGTCTATGAACGCTCTGCCGGACATTGATAGTAAGATCAATATCTTCGTAGTTAACACAGATGGAACTGAGAAGCAACTTCTTTTGAACAAAAAAGACTTTTACGACACTGCATTGACCTCTGTCGCTTTAGGTTATAGCTCATTCGTGTCAGGACCTTTAACTGAATCGTACACTGTGTTCACTTCTCCTGAAGTTGAGCAGTCCTCCATTGATGGTTATGTTCAAATTAACAGCGGAAGTGAGATTTACTTCTCATCTCCTACTGTTCAATTCTCTGCGGACAGATTAGCCACTGGTGAAGGTGATGTTGGCAAAGAGCTTGTTATTCTCTCTCCTACTGAGGTGGCGGGAACCTACACGCTTGACAGTGTTGGCGATGGTTATGGCAATTTGAACGTTGCACTTGCTACAGGCTCTCCATCTGGAAGCCCTGGTGATATCTTTGACGGCTATGTCTCTTGGCAAATAGTTGATCCTAATGATACTGACCATGCTTACTTTGCAATCACAGATGATGTTGCAATTAGTAGCCTTACTGCAGGGAAAGGACTTCGAATCTCTTATGTAGACACTCTTGATGCTGACTTCTTTGATACAAATTGGAGTGAAGCTAGCCAGGCTCTTGAGTTGGTAGATGTGCAATTGGTTTGCCCTCTTCCGATGCAAACTGTCAGTAGCATTCAGCAAGTGTTCAAAACTCACGTTGAGACTGAAAGTAATATTTTGAATCAGCATGAGAGAATCTTGCTGACAGGTGCATTGCTTGGTCTTACTGCAGATAATGTCATTGGTAATACTTTGGCTGCTGTTGAGAATGTTGGAGTACTTGAAGGTATTCAGGGTGATGATGCAGAAGAGGTTCTTCAAGGAAATATTGAAGATTTGGCTAACTACTCTGTTCCGGCCGGATTTGGTAGCAGCTTTAGAACTGTCTACATGTATCCTGATGAAATTACCAGAAACATTTCTGGACAGAACACTACTTTGCCAGGTTACTTCCAGGCTGCTGCATTTGGTGGATACCTTGGTGGTCAGCTTGATATAGCAAGACCTCCTACATTTAACACATTAGGCGGATTCAATGTTCCTAATACCAAGCGTCTTAAGAAGCGTGTTAAAAATCAGCTTGCTGGTGCAGGTATTCTAGTTACAGAGCCAGTTGCTGGCGGTGCCAGAATGCTTTGGGGTAAAACTACAACACAAAGTGGGGCTCCTGAAGAGGAAGAGGTTTCCATCGTCTCGATTAGAGATCAGGTTGCCAGAACTGTTAGAGCTAGCTTGAGACCGTTCATTGGTCGTGTGCAAAGTCCTACAATAATTGCAGAGGTTAACGGAGCTATTGCGAAGTTACTGCGCTCTTTGGTTGGGCAAGGCTTGCTTTCAGGATTTGGTTCAATTACGGTTCAAAGAAACCCCATAGAACCTCGTCAAATTGACATAGGTATGGTAATCAATCCCACTGGACCGATAAATTGGATTTTCGTTGACCTGGTCGCTGAACTGTAAGAGCATTTTAATTTGTTTAAAATTAAAGTATACGTAATATTAAGGAGAATTTAAAATGTCTTATCTTTATACCGGCACATCACAGGGTGCTGCAACAGCCACTGGGCTTTCTACTCAGATTCTGATTCAGGTTGATGGTCAAGGTGTTGGAGCTATCCAGAACTTTACCGTTAATCAATCTAGAGCAAATAAGAGAATCACAGAAGTTGGAACTGACGGAACTATTGAGATAGTTCCGACCAGTGGAGCTGAAGTGAGTCTTGATGTCCAACGAATCGTGTTTGACAAGAAGAGGATTACAGAATCTTTTCAGCGTGGGTTTTTGAACATTCATGCTCAGCGCATTCCTTTTGACATATTTGTTTATGACTTTAGTGATGTTCCGAGTGATACCCCTCTTGACGCTGATCCTTCAGGCTTGGATGTTGCAAGTGCATTTGATGCGCCAGACAGTTCAGAAGGTCTTGTTACAACGGTTTATGAAAACTGCTGGTTCAAGAGTCTTAACACCGCATATGGAAGTCAAGATTACATTATCACTGAACGAGCTGCTATTGATGTTGAATTTGTTCACAGCTTCAAGGATGGCAAAAGTAATGTTCCCGCAAGTAAGGGTCAACCTGCCTTTGTGGATAGTCTTGAATACCTGGCTGATACTGGCAGACGAGGAAGTTTGGACGCCAGAGGTTTGGGTCGCATTAGTGACAGCTTCTCTGGACTACTTTCACCCTAATAGATTAGCGGTGGAGATTTAAAATAAGGGCTACTTGGTAGGATATATTCCATAACCAGGTAGCCCTTATTAAATTCGATGTTTTTAACCTAATGATGTATATATAGATAGAGCTTGAATTTTATCAATCAAGTTTCACCATATGACAAGGAGAAATTATACATGGTATCCATAGAACATTCGATGACAAGTAACCAGAATGAGTTTAAAGTGCAAGCGCAGGAGACTAAAGAAGTAGTAGTTCGGCCTGCTGAAGATGAAGCTTTATTTCACCAGCAAATGGAAGAAATGAGTAAATTCGCTGTTGATGGCGAGGCGCCAGAATCATATGTAGATCCTGTATTGAATGTTGACTCTAAAAGGAAAACAGATGCGGAGAATTTCCTGCTTTATAACAAGCCTATAATTCATAAAGTCAAGATTAATGGTATGGTATTTTCTCTTAAAGTTTTAAATTCTCTAGATCATGATGAAATCTTCCATGAGGCTGTTAAGCTTTCCGCCTCTGAGCAGATGACTAAGACTAGTCGGTTTATTCTTGCAGCTTGTTTGACTGATGTTGATAACGTTCCTGTTGAATTTGCATATTCTGGACCTGATTCTATTGAAAGTGTATTGCTTCGAAAATATGCGGTAGTAAGTATGTGGCCATCTACATTGGTTACAAGTTTGAACAAAGCTTATCAGGAAATTGTCAAGAAGTCTGAAGAGGAGTTTTCCTACGATTTTTTAGACTAATCGGTAATAATTCACTCCATCGATTAAGATGGAAGATTGCTAAAATGCTAAACAAGCCGGTTAATGATGAGTTTTTTAATTTTCTTACGATTCATGATTGGAATTATTACTCAGCACAATTTAATTTAGATCAGGAAGAAGAGGTATTAAATCTAAGGAATGCAATAGAATACCATGCAATGTTTATCAATCACGAAGGCGTAGATCATGTTAAAACAGCAAGGGCTCAGGCTGAATTAGAAAAAGAATTCGGTGAAAATAATATTGAAACTCAACGTTTCGGTGATGATGAGTTTGCTAAGTTTATATCAAGAGGAACTGGAAAGGCTCCTGTGTTTCAGAAGAGGTAAAGATGGTTGATATTGATTTAGGTATAACTCCAGAAACTGCATCGGCAACAGGGAACTTAATTGGATCCTCTGCAGGTGCGGCAATTGTTAAATCACTTTCTGAGAGTATACCTGGACTTGCAACAACTACAGCTAAAGGCTTCATTGACATTATGGGCAAGGATGCATTTTCAGGTATGACTGCTACTGCAAAGGAAGCTGCAAATCATGTTAGTGCGGCTGGTGGCGACCTTAAAGGTGCAATAGATAAATCTGCTGATAAACTTGCTTTCGAAGCTGAAAAGGCCGCGAAAGCGATATTTAAAGAGTTATCTGGTAAAGAATTAACGCTAGATGCATTAGTCGATCTTGATACATCTAAGTTGTTAGATAAAGCTAGAGGTTTGGGCGAAAATGCTATGGGCGATGTGCTTGTTGGCATCGGTATTGATCCTGCATCTGTAGAAATGCTGAAAGGAAGCCTAGGTATAATTCAAGGTTTGATTGAACCTATGTTAAAACAAGAGGTATTTGTAGAAATTGCCGTTGGCAAAGGCATGAAGGCAATGGATAACATTCTATCCGGCGTATCTAAAACAATAGGAACTTTTGAAGCGCCGTTGCTTGCTGCTAATCGGGAAGCAGTTTCATTGGCAATTCCTTTTATGAAATTGTCTGGCGCGGGTGGTGGGCTTAGAGATGTTAGCGATGCTTTAGTAGAGTATCGAGAAAGAATGGTTCAAGCTAGCAAACAAACTGGGTTGTCGGCAACTGAGTTAACAAAACTTGAACATGCGTTTGTCAGCAGTGGTGTTTCTGCAGAAGAGATGTCCGCCCGCACAAAGTTATCTTTTGACAATAATGCAGGTGATTTAACTGGCCTCGCTGCAGCTGCTGTCGCATTCAAAGGGGCTGGGCTTGATGCTGCGGATGGCGCCACCGAGATGTCATTCGCTATGCGCAATTTAGGCCTCAGCTCTAATGAAGCGCTAGAACGCTTGGGCATTTTTGCAGAGGTGTCTAACAGGACCCCTGAATCAATGACAAAGGTCACTGAGACGATTACGCGTGGGGCTGCGTCATTAAAATATTACGGCGATACTACAAAGGGTGTTGCAGAAGTATATGATAAGTTCTTGAAAACTGTAGGTGAGGGAAAGGAAGGCTTGGCTGCTGACTTTGTTCAAACTATAGTCTCCGGTATTGGCGGCATGAATGAGGGACTTAAAGCATTTATAGGTCAAACTAGCGGATTAGGCGCAGGTCAAGGCGCTATAGGCGGCATGTTAGAGGTCGAAGAGCAAATTGCAGATGGAAATATACAAGGAGTTATGGATGCGCTTACTAAGCAGATAGAGACGATTAGTGGCACAAGTATACTTGGTAGGCAGGAAGCAATATCAACTGGCAGCCAAGAGCAGTTTTTCATTCAAAGAAAGTTACTACAAGATTTCTTAAATGTTCAGGATCCTGAACAGGCCACAAGATTGATGGAAAATATATCTAGAGGTCAAGATGTAATGGCCTCAGATTTAAAAGCAGCTAGAGGTTTGGCTGGCGTAGGCTCTAGAGGTCAGCAGTCTGTTCAGGCTGAATTAGGAGTTTCCCAGAGACTTCAAAATGTGGCGGACGTTACACGTAATTTAGGTCTCACTCAATCTATTGCAAAGGCTTTACAGGAAAGCTCCGGTAACTTTAAGCCAGCTGCGGACACCTTATTGCAATCTGTTGAAGGATTACAGAGCCTTT